GGCGGTTGCACGTCGTACGTAAATTGTTTATCTGAATTTCTCAGATTCATACGAGCGATGTTGTTGAACTGATTCCGCCCCTGTTGGTAAACCTCAATGATCGCTTTGTCTAGAATTTCTTGTTCTTCCACTTGCCTTTTTCTTTTCTGCTCGTTGTTTTCAATGACCATCAATGCTACAAAAAAGCAAATAAAGGTTGTTGCAAATCCGAGTAGTTGGCTCATTAAAGTTGGTTCTGTCATATTATTCTCCTTAAAACACACTTAAACCTTGTTTTTCCCAATAAGAAATATATTCTTGTTGTGCTTGTCCGTTATATCCACACGCATGGAATGCCAAGCCGTGATTACTATCACTTTCTTTTTTGTCTAACAAAACTTCTAGTTCTGATTTGACGAATTTTTTTAACGCTTTAAAATCGCCACATGGATAAAAAAACTCGTACCCATCAATTACCAACTGCCACACCCAACCAAGGGGCGTTTGATTATAGATGTATTTGATTTCCATTTTTCTATACCTCTAAAAGCTTTTCCAAGTCAGCAATGCGCTGATAAAGTATTTGTTTTTCTTCTTGTGCTGCAATCAATTCTCGGTTTAAGTCCAACGCAACCAATCGCCAGTCGGTGTTGACTTCGATTTTTGTTGTGTTGAAAAACCATTTTGTGATTTTGTCTAGTAATTTCATCCGACTGACCTCATTTTCTTGCTTTTCACCATTTCTTTTTCCCAAGCTTGAGTCCCACGATATTGCAGATAAGCATCAAAACCTTTAATCGTGACAAGCTGGCCATCATTTCTGAGATGTTTCTGTTGGCTAGGTAGCTTCTTCATCTCGCGTCTCATGTCTCCCGCTTGCCGTTTCGAGCATCCAAAGATGTGTTCCAATTCTTCATCATTAGCCGAAACCTTTTCGATGATCACATCTTTAATTCTTACAATTTCAACTGCTTCCATTTTTTCTCCTTTCGTGTTATAATCATGTTGAATATTTAAGCATGCGCCTGACTTTGTTAGGTGCTTTTTTGTGCTACTCAATCCCGTAATCTTCAATCACCTGAAGAATAAAACTGTTCGCTCGTGGACCTTTTGTTGTTCCACTTAGAATGTTTGTCACTTCCTGTCGCTTAAAGCCGTAAGCAACCGCTAGAGTTGCTTTTTTGATCCCTTTCTCTTTCAAGAAAGCATTAACTCTTTCACGACCATTTGCGATATCTGGCATATACGTCCCTCCCTCTTTACTAATTTGTAAATAAGAAACAACTAAAATTTTAACTATTTTTCTGCATTACACTTGACAACTCACACCAAATCGGCTAAAATGAAAGCATAATAAAAACAATGATAAATCTATAAATACCGTTCGCCAAAACATTTTTTATGATTTATTTTCTTAGTTGTTTTTTTAGTTGTAACTTACTTACAAAAAACATTTTACACCTTTTGGGATAATTAGTCAACCTTTTTACACCAAATTTGTTAAATTTTTTTGTAATGTCTTAGAAAGGTTGATTTAACAATGTTTGAGACATTTGAAAAAATTAAAGAATTAGCAAAAAAGCGTGGAAAAGCTCTTGGACAAGTCGAAGAAGACTTGGGTTATGGCAGAAATACACTGTATAAGATAAAAAACTCTACGCCAAATGCTGAACGTATCGCAGAAATTGCTAACTACTTCAACGTATCTACCGACTACCTGCTCGGACGTACGGATAATCCGACTATTGCAAAAGATGACAAGGCAAATGAATATCTTGGTCCAGCTGAGACTGAACTTGTCGCAGCGTTCAGAAATCAGACCCAGAACATGACCGAGGAAGAAAAGGTTCGTTTTAACAAGGCGATTGAAAGCTTGATGGTAACTGCTAAAACCCTGATGGACGATGACAGTAAGTGGAGGTAATTATGGCTAGAGAAATTATTTCCCGTAGACAGTACATCCAACACTGGGATTACGCTGTCCCGGTGATCGAAGCAGCGTCTCGACAGAATAATATTTCACTTGAACAAGTTACTTTTCAGCACATCATCCGTTACTTTGAACAGACTTACAACCTTCATTTTATCTTCTTTGAAAAGGACCCGTTTCCTATGCTCCCTTCAGCCGGTCTACTTAGTTCTGAATACATTAAATATCGAGGGCTTGTCAATAATCCAGATGTTACTTACTTGGATGATATCATCTGTAAACACAATGACGGCTTTACCATTTATAGCAAAGAAAAAGAAAAGTACCTTGTTTATATCAATCAAACACATATCAAAAGACGGATTATCTTTACCATTTTGCATGAATTAGCCCACATCGCTGCCCATTTTAGCACGGGTCGTTCTGATGAGGTCGCCCTGGCTTGCGCTAACAACTATCAGAGCAATCCGCTAGAGATAGAAGCTAACACTATGGCCTCTCTCTTTTATATCAATAATGAGCGCATGGTCTGGCACCTCAAAAACAAGCACTCGTACGAGCAAATTAAACAAGCAAATACAATCAGTGATAACGCTCTTTTTAATCGATTAGTTGATTTTGTTCATTATCGGATATTGAGCTATGATGAACACTTATTGGACGACCAACAGCAACGACGAGTAGCTATTGAACTCGTTACAAAATACAAACAAGGGAACAATATCTTACAACAATATTATGATATTGTTGTGTAATGCTAAAAGCAGATGTGATAGCTGGTACATTGTAGCGAGGTATTGAGAAAAATAAAAATCCATAACCTCGTCGGCTATGGGTAAGAAAAAAGAGTATAAAGATTTTTAAATAGTTATTGTTTTGGAGGTTATTATGAAATTTTGTCCTGAATGTGGCAATCCAGTAGAGGGTTACAAGTTCTGTTCAAATTGCGGTTATTCTATTGCTAACCAAGAACCAACCGAACAAGCTCAGCCAGTCGATAAACCGGCTTCTCCATCTCCTGCTCCACGAAGTAGAAAAACGGACAAAGTCGGACCGCTTGAAATTGATAGGTACAATCGCACTTATCGCATCCACGGTGCCCAAAAAGCAAAAGGCTCATCTGGTCTAGTTGGTGGAGCAATTAAAGGCTCGGTAAAAGCTACACTTGCGGTTAGTACAATGGGGTTATCGTTAATACCGTCATTGGTAAAGAAAGATAAGAATGACACTGATTGGTATTCATTCGAGGATTTAGTATCCTATGAATTGATTGTAAATAATCAGACTGTTGTTTCGGGTGGTGTTGGTCAAGCTTTGGTTGCAGGCGCTATGTTTGGAGCGATTGGTGCTGTCGCAGGCGGTATCGTATCTAAACGAAAATCAACTACAAAAATTTTGAACATGACAGTCCGTGTGACCTCAAACGACTTCACCAAACCAGTCATATTCATTGACTTGATAAAAAAACCAGTAAAGAACACTTCGAAAGAGTACAAAGAAGCAGTTGAAAACGCTCAACGGATCATGGGAGCCTTGGACGTTATCGTTCATAATTCGTAAATAAAAAATCCCCACACTCGTCATCGCCAAATTTTGAGTGTGAGGATATCCTGTATAAGAAACAACCATTCAAAAGGTCGTTTTCTTATACCCATTTTATCAAAAAAGTGAGGTAAAATCAATGTGGATGGAAGAACTTCCCAACGGGAAATACAAATTTTTTGAGCGATACAAAGATCCATATACTGAGAAATTAAAAAAAGTTTCAGTAACCATGGAGAAGAAAACTCCCCAGGCAAGAAATCAAGCTGCCATCTTGTTACAAGAGAAAATAAATCAAAAATTAGGAGAAAAACAACATTTTGTTTCTGATATAACTTTTGAAAAACTATATGAGGAATTTGAGGAAAATTGGAAACACGGTGTTAAAAACTCAACCGTCTACGCTTCAAAGAATGTTAAAAAAGAGATTTTAAAGCAGATAGAGGGCGACTATTTAGTTAGAAACATTGATAGACGATTATTGCAAAAAGTGATAGATCAGCTATTACAAGATGGAAGGTCTCATAACTATGTTTCTAAAATCAAGTTCAAGCTTAATCAGATAATGAAATTCGCTGTCAGAATGAATTATATTGATACAAATGAAATGCTATTTGTTGAAATGCCTAGAAAGGTAATTACAACTGAAGATCTCAGAAAGAAAAATACAAAATACTTAGATCAGAAAGAGTTTAAGTTGTTCATCCAAAATTTAAAAGAAGAGGCCCTATGTGATTATCGAATTACAAAGTATATCCGAATAGCCAAAGTTCTTTTTCTTACTGGCATGCGATATGGAGAGCTGGCTGCCTTAAATTACAAGGAGGATATAGATTTTTCTAAAAAGACCATTCACATCAAGCATACATACGATTTCAGACAAAAAGAGAGAACTACACCAAAGACAATCAAGTCTGATAGGGTTATAACAGCACCTCAAAAAGTGTTAGACATCATCAAAGAGCAGATAATAGAGAATGCGACAAATGGATTTGATACAGATTTTATTTTTATAAATACTTTAGGAGAGCCAATAACAAATGCTCGGGTTATTGGTGCATTGAAAAGACATGGCCAGAAAATTGGCATAGATAAGAACATCACTACACATATGTTCAGACACTCTCATATATCCCTACTTGCTGAATTAGGTATCCCCTTGACTGCTATCATGGACAGAGTAGGGCATAGCGACTCAAAGACCACACTAGAGATTTATTCTCACGTTACCCAAAAAATGGTATCAGACATATCTAGCAAGTTAGACAAGATAAAATTTTAAATTGTGCCCCTCGTCTGCCCCTTTTTCTTATACAAGACAAACAAAAACCCCTTAAAGTGTTGATTTTAAAGGGTTTTTAAAGTGCACGAAAAAAGAGCACACAATTCACACTCGCTTAGGGCTGCTGGATTCCTCCCCTGACCCGCTTCACGCAGAACTGTT